GTCGAAATCCGCTTTCAATAAATCCGCTGTAATTCTGTGACCGCTCACAATAGTCTCCTAATTAAAGGTAAGTTTGACGCCAGCAACGTCATCTGATGCTGGCAATAGTTTTAACCACATAACCCCGTCCAACGCGGCGGAGGGTATTTTTTGTGCTTCCTGTTGGGTTGCACCTGTAATCTGTATTGCTGTCGAACCGTCAGAGTCATAAAGGATTCGGTAATCCCCGTCTTCTTCGTGCGAAGCATAACAAGCAATGTTTTGTCCAGTCATTGAGGCAGGACAAATAATAGTTCCAGCCTCAAACGGACCTACCGCTATTGCAGGAGTATCTGCAAGAACAGAGTCCAAATCCACCGCAATTGATGTGTAATGATTGTTTCCCATATTATTTTCCTGGTATTACGCCGTTTACTTTGACGTAGTAAAAATCTCGGCGGCCCGTACCTTGGTCAACCATGTAGTTGTCCGTGCTGGTGTTCGGGTCGCTGTTGGTTCCCAACGAATCAGGGGTAAATTGTCGCCTATCGTGGTGGACTGCTGCAACCAATCTTTCCACAAACTCCTGTTTTAACGTAGGCTTATTGCCATCGTCCAGACGTTTATTTGCTTCCCATAGACAGGCTGAAAGAATCACCTCTCCTAAGACCTCACCACCCAAGGGGTAGGGGTTGGAGTCACCAATTGTTTCAGGGGATCGGTTGTATCTGTACCTCAAGACGTATGCGGCGTCAGGGATGGGATGGAATGTCAATCTCCACCTCTGACCCTCTACCGTACTTTCCACTTCTGCCTTTGGGACGATAGCAAAATAAAACGGTTTGTTGGCTGTATTGTCGTTCTGTCGGGCCACCCGTATATCTGCCTCTGAGCGTTCCTCTATGCCTTGGTATCGCGTGAAGTCTGAGTCATAGGTAATCGGGCCATTGATCCCAGCGAAGTCGTCAGGGAGCAAATACCAAACTCTGCGGAGGGTGTACGAAGAACCCGCCGTTGCTGTCGCTGAGGTGTCAAGCAGGGTAATCTGGGTAGAGCTTTGATAACTTCCCACAGGGTAAGTTGATCCACCTACTACTAGCTCTGCTTGCGAAGCATCCTCAGAAACGTAGCTGGGCCACGTTCCGGTTACTAGCGTCACTACCCCAGAAGCCACTGTCACTGTACCCGTCGTGTAAAGAGCGTCGGTGGTGATAGTTGTCACGGGTCGAAGAAACGACCATTCATGGGCAATATTTGCACCGGGGATGGGAGCAGGGCGATACACTGACCGAAGTGCTTGCCGGATAATGTGGTCTACGTCAGCGGTTTGTTGAGTAGTCCAGTTATCGGAATCACGGTCGTAGCCAACCTCCATCCCGATTTCTCGTTGAAGGTCTGAGTATTTAATCGAAAGACTCGACTCAGCCATTTATTGCAACTTTCTTTTTGCGAATAGCCTTCTTGGGAACCATTGCCGGTTCCATATTAACCACGGGAGAGTAACTCTTGTAATCCATGAATGACGAAACCGTGGCCGACTCTTTTTCCATTGCAATCCACGTTAAGCATAAATGCAAAAGGTCGGCACCGTTCATATACCCGCCACCAAAAATAGGCTTACGAAACTTGTTTCCTTTTCCCACCAACTCTAAAAGTTTCACTGGAACGTCGTTTGTTCCAAGAATCTGTTGAATCTGCTCAAATTGTCGCATCTGAACTTCCATGGTTTCTCCTTAATAACCTTGTTGCATTTGTTTTAATTGCTGCTGTAACTGTTGTATTTGCTGCTGTATCTGCTGAATGTAACCCTGCATCTGCGGGTTTTGCTTGTTTTGAGGCTGTTGCGAAAACGTGCTTTGCTGACCCGCCACGTTTGTCAGTTGACCCATTACAGCACTCGGTCCCTTGTAGGCTCCTCCACTGTCTCGGTGTTTTCGGAAAAAGTCAGATTCGCTAATCTTATGTTCTGGGTTTTTGTTAAATGCCTTGCTTGCGTAACCGCCGCCAGCCACTTTGGTTAAATATGCGGCATACGCCGTTGAAGCCGGGTGCATTTCATACTTATCGTCTCGCAACCAAGGGCTGTAGTTTCCCTGGGCGTCACGCTTGTATCTGCCAGCTAAAGTTGGATTCATAATAATTAAAATGGCGGGCCGGGGTTTCCCCCGGTCCCGCTCTTAACGTTAGTTATCAATCTGCTCTTCTTGGTACACAGCAACCCAATCCACATGAAGAATGGGGTCGGTTGTGCCGCTAGAATGACAGACAAAACTTGGCGTCAAAGCTACGATTGGAATGTTCGTAGTAATGGCGGTTTTTGCTACACCGTTGACATAAGGGGTAACCGAAGTCAGCCCATCAACAACAAAACCAAGTTTTACATAAGTGTCATCCACAAGCGTGTGGGCCGAAGCAGTCGAGCTTCGAGTGCCAGCCTTTTCGCTGTGAATGCCAACTGCTGTTGAATTGATAGCTTCATAGCCAATGTGATTGGCTGTCGAGTTTGCAGCAGACGCAAACACGGAAGTATCAACAATTGCTAGACCTGCAAACACTTGACAGGTTGTGCTTCCAATATCAGCAGCTTTAATGCGAGCCTCATAGTAAATCTTCGAGGTTGCACTGGCGATAAAAGAAGACGCCCCGGCAGCACCGCCCAATTGAACCTGCACACCTTGGTTATTGGTTGTGCTATTGCTGTCAAGCAACAACACACCACCCTTGGCGGCAACGTCAAGTGCTACAGTACCAGCCGTAGCTTGCGTGAGAACCCATTTGTTCTCATCGTCAAACGTAAGAAAGTCATCAGTAATTCCAAAACCAACACTAAGGTCTTGGAAGTCTCGCGGCTGTTTGGCCCAAAGTCCAGGGCTTAGGCCGCGACCGGAATTTGCACCCTCATAGGATACAAGCGGTGTAAACGACATATCTAAGCTCCTTATACCTTAGTACCAATTGCCTGAGCCCGACGATCCGTGCAGAGAAGATTCCAAGTCGTGTCAACGTATACAACGAAGACATTATGCTGACCTGGGGCTTTCTCTGGCTCGGTTTCACGAAGGACATCGCCCTTCAAGAAAATCGGGTGGAAATTGTTGAAGTTGAGGAAGTAAATGGGATTCGCCTCAGACGAGTTATCGTCCAAGTACGGAGCCCATACGACAGGGGTACGCTTGAAAACAGTCTCGTCCTGATACTTCGCAGCATCATTACCAAGATTGTCATTCTGCTTACGAACCAAAGACTCGTAATCGTCAAGCGTGGATTCGTCCATATAGATTCTCATCGCTCCACCATTACCTTTACGGTAATCGTTTACGTCGATGGGACTCTTGAACTTAATCTTACGATACGCACGACGCATTTTGGCCAAGGCATCTTGGTCAGTAAGCGCCGAGTAGTTAAAGGTGTAGTTCTTCCAGCGGCTATAAGTGCTGCTGTCCAAACCACCCGCACCGCTCGAAAATCCGCTCGGGTTTCCACCGTTGAACGCACCCGCTGCTGTAGTAGTGTCAGACACCACCCAGTAGGGAACGCCAAATACATCAAGCTCGCTAGAACTTGACGCCGGTTTGGACCAGAACTGCTCTTCCATGTGATCGGCCTGAGACACAAGTGCCCCGGCTCGCCGTAGTTTCAAAGTAGACAACACCGTATTCTGACCTACCTGAATCAACGCTTCGCGTCGTTCCCAGGCCCACTCGGTAACAGTGTGCTTCCACGGCACTTTAATCTGTTGCAAGAGGTCTGGAATCGAAACGTCATCAGTCTGGAACATGCCAACCTGACGAGCATTATCACTGTTCTTCACAGCGATATTACGCTGAATCTGGTCACCACCCTGAATCTCGATTTTGTCTTTCGTCATAATTCGAGACGCAGCTTCGTGGTGCTGGAGGTCAGTCATCAGCGAAGTAAACTTGTTTTTCCCGAGATGATGTTGCGTACCTTTTATAAGGTCTGCAATATCAGCATCGGACAAGATATTAACTGCCATAACTTACTCCGTTAATTACCAAAGAGGTCGTTGGCATCCATTCGAGGGGCGACGTTCCAACCCTTATCTTGAGCCATCTGGTCAAACATCTCGTAAAACTCCTGGTCTTCTCCACCAGGGGCTACGGTTTGTGCTGACCGTCTGGAAGGACGGGCTACGAACTGACCACTCGCACTACGGAGACGATCCGCAGTGCCGGATTGTGACTTCCTCATGGCTAATTCAGTTTGATACTCTGGAAATGCCACGCCAACGGCGCGACGAAACAAATCATCACCTGACATATCAGGACTTAGCTGGCTGAGTTGACCGTACACATCCCATAGCTTTTCCGCATTTTGGCCGTATTGCGAATTCTGGGCGGTGCGGTCTTCAACCGACGTTCCTAATAAGGGGTGGAAATCTTCTCCCAGGTTGGCAATGTTTTCTTCAAACTGAGAGATAGTAGATTCTTGTTCTGATTCATAACCCTGATAGGCCATGTAATCAATTAGTTCTTGTTGTTTTTTGATTTGGGCTTGCAGCGCTTCAAAGTTTGCTTTGACGCCATCATCCATGTACTCGTCGAACTGCATCTCCGGTGCATCTTCGGGAGAATCTTCTTGCGGCAATTGCTCTTGAAGCTGCTGCTGCGGCTGCTCTTGCTGAGGTTGCTGCTGAAAGCGGTTAAGCATTTCGTTGTCAAACTTATTCAGCCAATACTCTAGGTGTCCTGGAGACTCAAAGGCTGCAAGCTCTTGGTCCGAGAAATTAAATTCTTTGGCTCGGTTTACCAAGTGCTCTGGTAACCTGCCGTTGCTTTGGGGGTCAGCCTGCGGTTCCTCAGGTAAATCCCGTGGCCCCTCGGACTCCGGCTTAATGTCTACAACCGGCTCTAGCTTTTCTTGCGCTTGTTCCTCCGCGACAAGTTTCTCGTCCGGTGTAAGCTCTGCGTCGAGAATCGCGTTCTCTACGTTTTCTGGTAGTTCTGGCATTTGTTTCTCCTAAGAATACTGCCCGCCCATAGGCGGTCCTTGTTGTCCCCTACCCAATGCAATTCGCTCTTGAAGCTCTGGAGGTAGGTTGGAAGTAGTTTCATCTTGTGGTGCGCTGTCAACTTCGTACTGCTGGAAAAACTGCTCCAGGTCTGGTTGTTCTCCCTCTCTTTGTGCCCAATGAGAGTGTTCCTGCCACGCTTGGTAGATTTCATCCAGTTTGTCCGGCAGCACATCAGGAAACCGTTGTGCAATGGCTTGGCGTATTCCCGACTCGCCCTCACCGGGACTGTCCATCGGGGGTTGGTCGTATGATCCAGGTACTTGTTCTGCCATTGGGTTCATTGGCTTTTGACGCATAGCAAACTGTTCTTGCGACTCGCCTGGGTATGGTGAATTAGCTGGCATTATTTAGCCCTTTGTCTATAGCAAGCGTCTTTGTCGTGCATACCTGACGAAGCTAGTAGTTTGTTTCGGTGTCCATTACTTCTGACCTTAACGGCACCATCGGCACGAATTTCGGTACTTTCAAGACCATGTTTTGCTAAGTGTGACCGGAGTTCCGGTATTTGTTCTGGATTCACCCCAAGGTTGTGGGACCAATACTCTGCCGGAGCAGAACCAGTTGCAAGCGTTTGGGGGTGGTCATGCCACCTTAATACGCCATCAGGGTCTTTGAACAAATAGTGTTTTCTAATCTCCGCCATGAATATCCCAACCCAGCTTGCCTAGTTGCTCGCTTAAAAATAACCTTGGAAGTTTGTCCATTTCTTCTGGAAACTCCAAGAACAATTCCATGTAGTCTTCTAAATACGGCTCCCCGGTAATACTTGCTTTTTCTTGTGCGAGTAATGCGTATAAAAACTTTTCGTTGTACTTTTCTGTTATTTCGTGCAGTCTATCAAGGCTGAGGCGAACCAATATTCATCTGGGGCTGCTGGTTATTTTGGGCGGCTAGCATTTGCTGCATCATCTGGTTTTGACCGCGATCCGTTGCTCCCGGCCTGCTCACACGCTCATACGTTCTTGTAGTGTCAGATGGCATCTGTGATCCGGGCTTTTTACCAAACGAACCTTGGCCCGTTAAAGGCTGTCCATCTTGGTTCACGATAATATCCATCAACTCCGGGATGTTGTTGTATTCTGACAGAAGAGAGATGATTCGGTCCATATCAAACATCTTGCCGTTTTCTTGCAGCATTTGAATCATGTTGGGGTTGTTGATTACTTCCAGCACAAATTGAGCCCTTTGCTCAGGCGTAGAGTGCTGCATAGAGTAGGGGCGAACGTCAAAATTTAACTCATGCCAAATCTCTCCCCGCGACTCAGCGGCGATGTTAAACGGCATTTGAATCTTATCCGACACATGCACTACGTCGTCGAAGTCTTGTACGGGGTCGTTCCACCAGTAATACAAAAGGCTTTTACATACGCTGGAAACCGCTTCAAAGGTTTCGTTACGCATATCATCGACTCTGGTATTGGCTTGACCCAACGCCATTCGGTCCTGACCAACGGTTTCTGACTGTGGCCCCAACCCACCCAACGCTGACAGGTTGCCACCAATCTTGTCCATAATGTTGTCCAACGACATCCCGTAGGACATCAACTGTTGGTCAATTCCTGGGTTCTCAAACACCTTTACGGAGTTGGGGTCGTTCATTTGAACCATATCCCCGTCACCTGCTTCTCGTTGGCGGCGAGCGTCTTCATCGTGACCAGACTGAAACCCGAACACCGTCTTTTGCCTAAGAGCCTTACGGGCGTTTTTGTTAAGAATCTGGTTGGCTAGTTCGTGTACGTCCCTCCAATGTGCCACGGGAGGTACGGGCATACTTTGACCGATAGGCCAATCAAAGCCTAAGAAGTGGTAGGGACCGGCAAAACACGGGCCCTGCTTTGGCCCCTTCCATTTGGCAATGTTTAGGGGCTCGTTAGAATGGGCTTTGTCGTCAGATGAATCACCGTCTGCGGCAAAGGTTACAATCTCGTTCGTGTCGGGAAGGTAAATCTCCCATATCTCCACTTCCTCTCGAATGCTTTCTGAGTTCTGGTTGTAGCTTCCAGAAATCGTGCCAATCTTAGGATCACCCCCTTCCGTGGTTCGTGACTCAACGAGTTCAGCCAAGGACTTTCTTGCGTCTTCGTTCCAATCAGGAAACAATTGGGCTTGGTCAAGAGCCATTCGATATTTGTGGCCCATGAATGAACAATGCTCCCACGGCTTTCCTTTGGATTGAAGGTCTTGCACCCAATCGTCCAAAAGGACCGGCTCTACAAACGTCCGTCCTACAGGTATGTGCATTTCTTCGTTTGCGTCAGTGGTGTAGTGCATAACGTCGGTCTGAGCCCAACCTACCTTGAGGATGCCCATACCAAACATTCCTGCGTTTACCCATTCCCTGACCTTAGAGCCAAAGTCAATTTCTTTGAGCATCGCGTTTGCAAGGCGCTGTGCCCTGGCTGCGATGTGCTTTAGCTCTTGATTGTTTGTAGTAACCGTG